CATCGCGCGAAACGATCCGCGTTATCCGGTGACGGAGGATGCCCTCGCGAACGCGGACGAAACCGAGTTGTTCGCCGTGCGCCGCAGCGAATTGAAGCGCTGCTTGGAACCGGCTTCGACATTGCTTGCCGAGCCAATTCTCGGGCTTCTCACGGCGATGCCAAGCCAATCGGGCGCTGGGCTTGATCAGGCGATGCGGCTTGGGACGTTCATCGAAGACTTGGCCGACATGCCGTTTTTTGCAGTTGAGCAAGCCTGTCGCGACTTCCGGCGCGGGGTTGTGGGCGACAAGCATTGGGCGCCAACCGCCGCTGAATTGCGAGAGCGGGCGGAATACCATGCGAGGGCCTATCGGGTTGAACTCGCGGAGATCGATGAAATACTGGTCTTTGCGGATGAGCATCGTGGGAAGATACCGGATCGGACGGCTGAGGAAGATGAGCGCGAGCGGATTAAGGGAAAATTCGCGGACCTCGCAAAATCGTTCAAAAAAATTGACCCGGATGCCGTGGAGAATACCCGCGCCGAGGCGCAAGCCGCGCTTGACCGGATGGTGGCTGAAGGGCCATGGGCGCCGAAACTGAGTGAGCGTGCGCTGGCCACGATTCGAGAGGCGACAAACCCAATCGAGACCGAGGAGGATTTGAAATCATGCCTGCGCTGATCCGCATGACTCTCCCCGCGCTCTGCGCCGCTCTCTATTGCGCCGGCAACGCGATGGCTGAGTTCAGAGCTCTGCGCCTGGACCAGCAAGAGGCCTGCTTGGCGCGCCAGAGCGCAGTGCGCGAATCGTACCGGACCGAGGTTTTCCGTCAATGCGTTGCCACAGCGGCGCATCGCAACGTCTTGGAGGCCAAATGACGCCAGAGCCAAAAGTCACCGCCCATGCCGTTGTGCGCTATCTCGAACGGGCGCTTGAATTCGATGTCGAGGCTCTTCGAACTGAGTCCGGGCTTCACCGCCATGACGATATGTCATTCGTCGCATGGCTTGAGATAGCCATGGGGTTCCCGATCTCCGCTATCCGCCGCCAGATAGCGGACTACGTTGCGCCGGCGCTCGGCATGGGAATCCATCGATTACCGTTTGACGGCGTTGTGCTGTGCCTAACAGGAGAGACGGTGACGACGGTTTTGCCGGCTGATGGCATGAAGAGGAGCCGGATCCGGCGGCGGGCGCCGAGGGATTTCCGCGAGATGGCGGACAGCAATGACCAGGGGGACTGGAGATGACCGGAGAATTGGAAGTCAAGCTGGCGGTGTGCCCCATCGGCGTCACGATGGAGCATCTGGAGCAGATGCGCGGTGACCTCGCTGAGTTGCGCCGGGTGTGCCGTGAGCGGCTCGCGGTCTCGGACTATCTCACGGCCCAGCCGGCGATCGAGAAATTCGGGTTGCTGATCGCTATCGCGGAAAGCCGGCTCGAACGCGAGGCTCCGTCGCCAGATGACCGATAGCCTGGAGAGCGTGTTCGGAGGATCAACTGTTGCAAAAAATGCAACGGTTCGGATCGAGCGTCGAACTATCGACCCCGGCGGCGGCAAGCAGATCAGAACTATTATCGTTGAAACGCGGAGAGGCGGATATCATGAGCAAGCGCAGACCCGGCAGGCCGCGCAAATTCGTGCCGCGCGAGAAGGACGGGCGCCCGCAACGGACTCGGACCCTCGAACAGATCCAAGCGGCTGAACAGGCCGCGCGCCTCGCCGAGCAAAGCACCGTGCTCGCGCAGCCACACCGGCGCGATGCGAACGACCCGCGCTCGACGCTGCTGATCACGGCTCTTGGCCGCTTTGCGGACGCGGCTGGATTGCCAAAGGAGCTCACCCAGGCGGGGATCGATTACCATGAAATTTGGCGGCGGCTGCTGGCGTTTTCTGACGCACCTGGGGCCATCAAAGAGCCGCGAGAATATCCCCCGGACTGTGACCCGGAGGAAGCTGAGGCGCGCCGCGGACGCGCGCTGATGGACGTGCGCCGGCTGTTCCTGGATATCAGTCATGGGGCGGCGCGGCGTGATCCGGCTGGGTTTACTGCGGCGCGCCATCTGGTGATCGATGACATGGATGCGCCGCGCGAAATGTGGGGGGCAGCTCGCGCTGGGCTCTATGCGCTGGCGTTGGAGTTGGGGCTGATCGCGTCTCCGAGAGTTCCCAGCACTGTTGACAATGCCGATATTCGCTCCTCGACCAGCGCCCGCTCTTTGGAAAAGATCACATGATCCGCTGATAGCGCCGCGCGATTGATCAATCAGCCCCATCAGGGTCGATCGTGATCCAAGCGCCTGTTTCAGGGTCCCAGGAGGCGTTTTCGCCACGCGACACTGAGAGCCAATAATCCGCAAAATTCTGTGATGGCTCGATTTCGGAGGTAGAGCCGTCCCCGGGGGAAACATTATAGTGAGTATAGCAATCGTGGACGAAGCTTTTCCAAGCGGCGCACTCTTTACCTGGCGCGGCGGCACCGCGATTATATTTGTCCATTGCGTCGCAGATTGTCTGTAGCGTGCAGGCGGCCATTATTGTTCCCCTCTGTTTTAAGGCTGGGCCATCCCCAACGCCTCATGTGAGATTGATCCGCGATATGCGGAGTAGCATCAATATTGGTGGGGAATAATTTTGAAATTATTTTTCGAGCTTGACAGGAAATGGCGAATATGCGTTGGTGGTTGGGTATAAATTCATAATCAAATCATCACGCCCGGAGCCGAGAGGTTCGCGGGCGTTTTGCGTTTGGAGCCGTCATGCCCGACCTGCTCCGGTTTATCCGCATTCTCGCCAAGCTCACACAAGGGATTTTGACCATGCAGGAAGAGCTCGCCGCCCTCAAGGCCGCCGTAGCCGATCAGACCGCCAAGCTTGACGCTCTCATCGCGCTCCCGCGCACCAATCCCGCCGACATCGCCGCCGTCGCGGAGATCAAGGCAACCATCGACGCCAATACGGCCAAGATCGACGCCGTTCTGACGCCGGTGGCATAAGCTAGATCTAAACCATAGGCGCTATATCAATATGGCGATCCGAAAAAACCTAAGAAAACCTGAAGCAAGCCGGGAAAATGGCAAACTTGGGGGGCGTCCAAAGGGGACGCCAAACAAGATCACCTTGGAAATTCGGACGCTGGCTCAAAAGCATGGTCCGGAAGCTTTCGCCAGGATTGTCGAGTTGTCAGCTAGCGCCGACACTCATGCTGTGCGTCTTGCTGCGGCGAGGGAAATCCTCGACCGCGCCTATGGGCGATCCCCGCAGCCGATAACTGGCGAGGGAGGCGAGGGGCCAATCCAATGCCAATTCACGACAGTTTATGAAGATTGAGCATATCAAGCGGGTGCGGCGCTATCAGCGCCCCCTGCATGATTACATGGTTAAAGGTGGGAAGCGGGCGATTGAGATTGCCCATCGCCGCTGGGGCAAAGATGAAATAGCGCTTGGCGTGACTTGTGAGTTGGCGCACAAACGCCCGGCATCATACTGGCATTGCCTCCCTGAATATGCCCAAGCCCGCAAGGCGATCTGGACCTCAATCAACCCGCATACAGGAAAGAGACGGATTGATGAGGCGTTCCCTCCAATCCTTCGCGAGAACACGAATGAACAGGAAATGTTCATTCGTCTTAAATGCGGCTCGACATGGCAGGTCATAGGCTCTGATCGCTATAACGGCCTCGTCGGCGCGGGTGTCGCGGGGGTTGTGTTCTCGGAATGGGCGTTGGCGAACCCGTCATCATGGGGCTACATCCGCCCGATGGTTGAAGAGAATGACGGTTGGGCGATGTTCATCACCACGCCGCGCGGTCGCAACCATGCGAAATCCATGCTGGACATGGCGCGGAACAACCCCCGGTGGTTCGCAGAGGTCTCGACTGTCTCCGACACGGGGGCATTGACGGTAGAGCAGCTTGAGGAAAGCCGGGCCGAGTATCGGGCGCTTTATGGGCGCGACCTTGGAGATGCTCAATTTGACCAAGAATACAATTGCTCATTCAATGCGGCAATCCTCGGTGCATTTTATGCCAGAGAAATGCTCGAGGTTCGCAACTCCGGCAGGATTAGGCCGATTGAGCTTGTGCCGGGCGTGCCGGTCCATACGGCATGGGACTTGGGCGTCAGGGATTCGACGGCAATCTGGTGGTTTCAGGTGGTCGGGTCTGGCCTGCTGATCCTTGATTATTATGAGGCGCATGGGGTTGGCGTCCCTCATTACGCCGAAGTCGTCCACAGCAAGCCATATCCACGCTGCGGAGGCACCGATTGGGTTCCTCACGACGCAAAGGTTAAGGAATGGGGATCTGGCCGGACGCGCGTTGAGCAGATGATTGCGCATGATCTACGCCCAGATGTAGTTGAGCGATCAAGCGATGCCGATGGTCACCAAGCGATTAGAGCAACACTGCCGCATTGCGAATTTGACCCTCGCACCGAAGAGGCTGGCATCGCGGCTCTCGAAAGC